ATGGCATCTAGTACAGCAGATTTAGGTTATGGCACTGCTTCTCTTATTCAGCTTTCAACACTTACAAATTTAATTGGAGTAGGAAATGAAGCTGGAGATGCTAACTTACAGATTTTCTATAACGATGCTACAGGTACTTGTGGAAAGGTTGATTTAGGCGCATCATTCCCAGCGAACAGAACTGCGGGTGCAGTATCTACTACTATCTATTCAGTTATTCTTTATAATCCGCCAGCATCAGAGGTTGTTTGGTATGAGGTTATCAATCGTGAAACTGGAGCGATTGCAAGGGGTATAATTGGAGGTTTATACATTGGAGGTGCAACGGCGTTACCAAGTTCAACTACTGGTCTTAACTTTTTTGCATCTAGAGCAATGAATGCAGCATTAACAAATACAGGTCAATTTGATTTATATAAACTAGGAGTATATTCAGCAATATGAGACAATTTCAATTAACAGCAACATATATAGTAGAAGGTGATTTAGAGTGTAATGTATGCGTTAGACCTTCTGATTCAGAGATTAGTGATTTTATATCTAGTTGTAGAACTTATGCTAGTGAGGCTATAGCAGTTAGCGAGATACCTAACTTTATATCTGAACAAACACCATTAATGTTTGATGTGTTTAAGAACGCAGATAACATCCCTCAAGCTTTAATGGACGAGTTCTATCTATAACTAAATATTTAGTAACTTTACTGAAAATAATAATGAGTAATGAAGGTTCTAAATAATATTGTAAAAGTAAATGGGTACGATAACTATAGTCACTTTATTGACAGTGCTTTTCATCCTGGACTTTCAGGACCTTCGATTATTTTAAGTTCGTGTCTAGCTTCATTTGGATACTACTTTGAGAAGGTATTAGGTATAAATGTTCCGGTAGGAGTATTAGTTATATTATTATTTGGTCTTGAGTTATTCACAGGTGTTAGAGCATCTATAAAAGAAGGTAAAGGATTTTCATCAGAGAAGTTTCAGAAAGGTTGGTTAAAGCTATTTGTTTATTTTGTGTTTATAGCTTGTTCTAATCTAGCTTCTAGATACATTCCTCAAAGAGCTATATTTGGAATAACATTTAATGTTTACGATTGGGTACATTATTTGTTTTACAACTATGTAATTATTCAATTATTCATTTCTAACTTAGAGAACTTTATGAGGCTAGGTTGGGGGAACTTCTTACCTATTATAGATAAGCTAGGTGAGGTTTTAAAATTAAATAAAAATGGAGATAAATCCGAGTAATCTAAAGACAGGTGACATCCTGCATTGTTCAGCAGATAGGCTGATACCTAAATTAATAAAGAAGTTTACTAAGTCTAAGTTTAATCACTCAGCATTGTTCATAGAGATATGGGGTCAACCATATGTTATTGACGCTCAAGCAGATGGTGTAAACGTAAGACCTTGGAATGATTGGGTTGACAAGTATGGATACAAGGTGCTTGTACATAGATCTCCAAACGATATAGATCACAAAGAGCTTGCAATGAGAGCTTTGACAAAAGTTGGTCACACAGGTTATGATTTTGAAGGGCTTATTTTAAAACAGCCAATAGAGTTATTAACTAATACTTGGAGACAGAAAACAGATGAGACTCAAAGAATGTATTGTTCTGAGTATGTTGCGTGGGTATATGCTATTAGTAGATCTTATCGTATGTCTCCACAGGATCTTCTTGAGTGGTGTATTATGAATAACTTTGTTGAAGTTGCTAAAAATATTGAGCTATGAGTTACGATTTTTTAAAAGATGAAAAATCTCCAAGAATTTTAGTTGAAGCTGTAAAGCACATTGGAGTAAAAGAGATAGTTGGTTCTAAGCATAATCAAGTTATATTAAACTGGGCTAAAGAGCTTGGTTTAGAGAGAACATATACCAATGACGAGATTCCTTGGTGTGGTTTATTTATTGCTTACTGCGCTAAGTCTGCTGGAGTTGAAGTTGTTAAGAAGCCTTTATGGGCATTGTCTTGGTCTAACTATGGAACTAAAGTAGAAGAACCAATGCTAGGTGACATACTTACATTCAAGAGAGATGGTGGTGGTCATGTTGGAATCTATGTTGGAGAAGACAAAGACTGCTATCATGTATTAGGAGGAAATCAAGGAAATGCGGTTAGTGTAACGCGCATACTAAAGTCTAGATTATATCAAGCTAGACGTACATCATGGAAGGTTGCACAACCTGAAAATGTACGTAAGATTAAGCTTACTGCTAAAGGAGCTATATCTAAGAATGAGGCTTAATAAATTAAAATACTTATCTTTGCATTATGGCAAGAATACAATCATACGCATTATCATCTCTTAATGAAGGGGATAAGCTTTTAGCTTCTGATGCAGTTACTGGTGCAACTAAAAATGTGTCACCACTAGATGTAGCTGATTTAAATGGAGGTGTAAAAATATACAGAGCATTTATCACTCAAACTGCTACGGCAGCACCTATTGCTACAGTTGTAGGTCCTAATACGATTGGTAATATTACTTGGGTTAGAAATTCAGTTGGATCTTATAATGGTAATCTTACAGGTGCTTTCTCTGGATATGTGGCTATTGTTATGGGGGTAGCTCCAACAAGTGAGTTTCCAGCTGATATGTCATACTCAAATACATCTAATGGAATTACATTACTTACGTATAATAGTAATGGCGGTTCGTTAACTGATGGTATGCTTACACAGCAATATATTGAAATAAGAGTATATCAGGTATAATTTCGTCCCAAAAATATACTATATTTGTGACAAATTAATTTAAATCAAATGGAAAATAAAGGATTAACAGAGCAAGAGTTCGCTAATTTGAAGTCTGCTAACGAAGCATTTATCACTGCTAAAAATCGCGTTGGTGATGCAGCACTTTTTTACAAAAGATCTGTAGACATTTTAGACGCTTCTGAGAATAACTTGCGTGATATGCAAGATCAGCTTGTAGCTAAGTATGGAGAGGTAACTATTGATACCAATACAGGAGAGTTCAAGTGATACGTAAGATATCCATAGGAAACGATTTATTGAATGCCATGCACTATGTTGTTGGTCAAGCTGTGTTAGACAAGAGCTACACAATAGATACCATACGATATGAGAACATGGATATTGTCATTTATATAAAAAAGAATGATGAAATCGTTAAGTGGAAATCATTAAATAACACTGTCCCTGTAACTATTGAGTATAAAATAGATTTCTAATGAGATCTCCATATCTATTTATAATAGAGCCTGTTGACAACAAGAGGTATTCTAACTCTAAGACCTTTGATGGTCATGAGCTTATACTATCATCATCTAAGGAAGACCACACAACAACAAATAGACAAGCAGTTGTACTAGCTGTTCCAATGTACTATAATGGTCCAATAGAGCCAGGAGATGTAGTGATAGTTCATCATAATGTATTTAGATTGTACTATGATATGAAAGGTAGGGAGAAAAGCTCTTGGTCCTTTCTAAGAGATAATACATTCTTGGTATCTACTGATGAATTATTTATGTATAGAAAGCCCAACCAAGACTGGAAAGCTCCGTCTCCATATTGTTTTGTACAACCTGTAAAGAAGGATAATAGTGAGCTACTAACTACAGATGTAAATAAAGAGCTTCATGGAGTGCTTGTTTATAAGAATGATGCACAGAACTATTTATCTGAGGGTGATGAGATTATTTTCACTCCTGACAGCGAGTACGAGTTTAAGATAGACGATAGAATATTATATAGGATGCGAACTCAAAATATATGTCTAGTAAACGAAAAGAAATATTAGATGCTGCCATGAAGGCTATTGATGAGTTGATAGGAGTACTTAGAGATCCTATCACATCTAATCCTGAAGATGCATTGTCTGCTGACAAGATGAAGAATGCAGCAGCTGCTAAAAGACTTGCATTTGATGATGCATTATATATGCTTGAAAGGATAGAGCAATTAAATGAAGCTAAAGATAAATCATCTATTGAAGCTAAGGTTGCTGAGATACCTGTAAGCTTTGCTGAATCATTGGCTAAAGAGAAGAAGAAATGAGTCTATATAGTTTACTTCCAGAGTATGTGCCTAGTAAGGTTAAGAACACTAAGAAGTGGCAGTATGGATATGATGAAAAGTATGATGTTGTTATCATATCTAAGGATGGAACATTAGGCGATGTATATGATATAAATGGACTAAAGGTTGGTCTTCCTAGATTACCAAAAGGTAACTTACCAAAAGGTAATAACAAATGGATTCCTAAAGAATATCCAAAAGAATTAGCTAGCATAAAGAGTATATTTGAATGGAACGTAAAGCCTAACGAGTTTAAGGTTGAGTGGGTAGAATATATTCAAGATGAGTTTACCAATAGAGAGGATGGATATTGGTTCATGAATAATGGTAAGCCTACATATATAACAGGAAGCCATTATATGTATCTCCAATGGTCTAAGATTGATATTGGTCTTCCTGACTTCCGTGAATCAAACAGAATATTCTTTATATTTTGGGAAGCTTGCAAGGCTGATGATCGTTGCTTTGGTATGTGCTATCTAAAGAATAGACGTTCTGGTTTCTCTTTCATGTCATCATCAGAGACAGCTAATATTGGTACTATATCTAAGGATGCAAAGCTTGGTATATTATCCAAGACAGGTGCTGATGCTAAGGAGATGTTTATTAATAAAGTAGTTCCAATAGTTAGGAACTATCCTTTCTTCTTTAAGCCTATACAGGATGGTATGGACAATCCAAAGACTGAATTGTCGTTTAGAGTTCCGGCTAAGAAGATTACAAAAAAGAATATGTCTAATGTAGATGATGACAAGATTGTAGGTCTTGATACTACTATAGACTGGTTAAATACAGCAGACAACTCATATGATGGTCAAAAACTACTTAATCTTGTTCATGATGAGAGCGGTAAATGGCTTTCGCCTAATAACATTCTTAATAACTGGCGTGTAACTAAAACGTGTCTACGTTTAGGTAGTAGGATAGTTGGTAAGTGTATGATGGGTTCTACAGTGAACGCCTTAGCTAAAGGTGGTCAGAACTTCAAGGACCTATACCATGACTCTATGCCTTCAAAGAGAAATGCCAACGGTCAGACAAAAAGTGGGCTATACTCTTTGTTTATTCCTATGGAGTATAACATGGAGGGCTTTATAGATGAGTTTGGTTATCCTGTAATAGAAGATCCTGAAACACCTGTTATGGGTATAGATGGAAGGCATATAAAAGTTGGTGCTGTATCTTATTGGCAGAATGAGGTTGATGCGTTGAAGAATGATGCAGACGCTTTAAACGAGTTCTATAGACAGTACCCAAGGACAGAGTCTCATGCATTTAGAGATGAGTCTAGGCAGTCTCTTTTCAACTTGACTAAGATATATCAGCAGATAGATTATAATGACTCTCTGATAAAGGATAGGGTATTAACTAGAGGTTCATTCCATTGGAGAAATGGAGAGAAGGACACTGAGGTTATATGGACTCCTGATCCAAGAGGTAGGTTCTTAGTGTCATGGCTTCCACCTGATAGACTTAGAAATAAATTCGTTATTAGAAATGGTAAGAAGTGTCCTGCTAATGATGATCTTGGAGCATTTGGATGTGACCCTTATGATATATCTGGAGTAGTTGGCGGTGGTGGATCAAATGGAGCACTTCACGGTCTTACAACTAGTAATTTAGATCCTGACGTTCCATCTAATATGTTCTTTCTTGAGTATGTAGCTAGACCTCAAACAGCAGATATATTCTTTGAGGAGGTACTTATGGCTTGTGTATTTTATGGTATGCCTATACTTGCAGAGAATAACAAGGCTAGGATGCTGTATCACTTTAAGAATAGAGGATACAGAGGTTATTCTATGAATAGACCTGATAAACATACAAATCAATTAAGTAAGACAGAGATTGAGATTGGAGGTATACCAAATACATCTGAAGATATAAAGCAAACACACGCATCTTGCATTGAGTCATATGTAGAGCAGTACGTAGGTTTTGATACAGAAGGTACGTATAGAGATCCTGAAGAAATAGGTAATATGTATTTTATTAGAACTCTAGAGGATTGGGCTAAATATGATATAAGTAATAGAACTAAGTACGATGCATCTATTAGTTCTGGTCTAGCTATAATGGCAACACGTAGACATATGTTTAAGACAGAGCAGAAGAAATCGAAAATTATGATTAACTTTGCGAAATACGACAATAGAGGTTCTAGCAGTCAGATAATTCGATAATGGATAAACCGAAGATTATAATTAGTAACTCAGCATTCCCAGATCAGTTAGCAACTGATGCACAAAAACAGACTCCTGATTATGGGTTAAGAGTCGGGAAAGCTGTAGAATCTGAATGGTTCAAAAGAAAAGGAGGAAGTTGTAGATACTATGACCAATTCGGTCATTTTCATCGATTAAGATTATATGCTAGAGGAGAGCAGCCTATACAGAAGTATAAGAATGAGCTTTCTATTGATGGAGATCTTTCATACTTAAATCTTAACTGGGAGATTGTTCCAATCATCCCTAAGTTCGTTGACATCGTTGTCAATGGAATGGCTGACAGGCTTTACAAGATTAAGGCTAATGCTCAAGACGTAATGTCAGCTGAAAAGAAGAATGCATTCCAGGATATGGTTGAGTCTAATATGCTTGCAAAAGACATATTGCTAAAGGCTAAGAATCAGTTAGGAGTTGATGCATTTGACGTTAATCCTGACGAGCTTCCAGAGGATGATGAGGAGCTGTCGTTATACATGAATTTAAAGTATAAGCCTTCTATAGAGATTGCTGAAGAGATAGCTATAGAGACTATACTTAACATGAATGATTTCCCTGTCATAAAGAAGATGGTTGATAAGGACCAGACTGAGATAGGTATTGGTGCTGTTAAGCATGAGTTCGTTAAGGGTAAAGGTGTATCTGTTGAGTATGTAGATCCGGCTAATTTAATTTGGAGTTATACTGAGAAGCCTGACTTTTCTGATTGTTATTACTTTGGTGAGATAAAGCAAGTTCATTATACTGAGCTTAGAAAGATTGATCCTAGTATTACTGATGAGCAATTGCAAGAGATTAAGGATCAAGGGTCTGCTTGGTATGACGCTTTTCCTGTGATATATAAATACCAAGATGATTTATTTGCTGACGAACTTGTTACCTTATTGTATTTTAATTATAAGACTGACAAAAAATTTGTATATAAGAAGAAGAAACTTGAGAATGGAGGTGAGAGAGTAATCAGAAAAGATGAGACTTTTAATCCAGATGATAGCGAATACTTTGAGAGACTAGACATATCTAAAGAGGTATGGTACGAAGGTGTACTTGTAGCAGGTAGCAATATTCTACTTAAATGGGAGATGTGCAAGAATATGGTTAGACCTAAGTCTGCTACGAATAAAGCACTTCCTAACTATGTATTATTTGCTCCTAGAATGTATAAAGGGCAGATAGACTCATTAGTTAAAAGGATGATACCATTTGCTGATCAAATTCAGCTTATACATTTAAAGCTACAGCAAGTTCAGTCTAGAATTGTTCCTGATGGTGTATACATTGATGCTGATGGATTGAATGAAGTTGATCTTGGTCAAGGAGCAGCTTATAATCCTGAAGATGCATTAAAGTTATATTTCCAAACAGGTTCTGTTATTGGTAGGTCATACACATCTGAAGGTGAATTTAATAACGCTAGGATACCTATCCAAGAGTTATCTACTAACTCTGGTCAGTCTAAAATTATGTCATTGATAGGAAGCTATAACCACTACCTAAATATGATTAGAGATGTGACAGGACTTAATGAGGCTAGAGATGGTTCTATGCCAAGCCCTGACGCATTAGTTGGTATTCAAAAGTTAGCTGCATTAAATAGCAACACAGCTACAAGACACGTACTTGAAGCAGGTTTATCTATGGTTAAGAAACTTGCTGAATGTGTAACTGTTCGTATATCTGATATACTAGAGTACTCTCCATATAAAGAGCAATTTGCTATGCAGATTGGTAAGTATAATATGGCTATACTTAAAGATATAAAGGACTTATACTTACATGACTTTGGAATCTTTATTGAGTTAGATCCTGATGAAGACGAGAAGGAAATGCTAGAGAGAAATATTCAGATAGCTCTACAGAGAGATGCTATTGATCTAGAGGATGCTATTGATATTAGAAACATAAAGAACACGAAACTAGCTAATGAACTTCTTAAAGTTAAAAGAAAGAGAAAACTTGCAGCTCAACAGAAGAGGGAAGATATGGTTGCACAAATGCAAGCGAACAATAATGCCGTATCTCAGCAAGCAGCTGCTGAAGCTGCTATGCAGAAAATTCAAGCAGAAGCTCAAGTTAAATCTCAAGTAAAACAAGCAGAGATTGCTGCTGAGATGGAGAAGATGAAGCTAGAGGCTGAACTGAAAAGACAGCTTATGGATATTGAGTTCCAATATAATATGCAGCTTAAAGGTATTGATGCTGATAGCTTACAAAAGAGAGAGCAAGAGAAGGAGAAAGCTAAAGATAAGCGAGTTGACTTACAGGCTACTCGTCA